CAAACCTTGTAATTAATATTGAAGGCGATGGAGAAGAACAAGGTGATCAGTGGAAAGCTTACATCAAGAATGGTAAAATTCAGATTGCTAAAGCTGTAATCAGTTTTGCAGAATTTGATGAATCTAAGCTCAAATGACAGCACAAATTAGGCTTGATCAGTATAGGCTGGAGCTGGAATATTCCTATGAGCAAGGTGACTCATTCCATTGCATTGATTGGTTAGACATTGACGTCATTGCAGGGGCGATTGAACTGGATGAGCATTATAATTACGAAATGGTTGACATGAGCCGTGATGAGTGTCAAGATGTGCAGGATAGGTTTGGTTTGGAAATTGAGAAGAAATTATTGGAGGATTTGATATGAGCTATGATATTTTGCCGGGTAGTGATGAAGATTACGAAGATGAGTGGCAGGAACCATTCACTATCGGTCGTCTTCTTGATGAGCTAGACAGCTCTACAGCCAACAGTGTTCGACTGATTGGTACAGGTTATACACTTGGTGCTCTTGGCTCGTGGCGTGGTAGTTACGACGTCCCAGCATTTGACTATGAGGAGGGGTATAAATCGCCTCGTAAACTGGCTGAGGAGATTCGTAATTCTTTGGAGGAAACTCATTGGGGCTACAAAGGTGGTCAGTACAACTATACTCTTGAAGATTCTCCCTACCTAGCCCATCGTGGGCAAACCGGACAAGAGCATAAAATTGTGGATGTGAAGACAGAGCAAGGCATTTTGTATCTTTGCACTAAAATTATTCCTTACTAAACACAAGGTGAAATAATATGAATGACGAGATAAGCAAGTATTCTGGTGTAGCAGCCTCCTACAAAGATTTCCCATTGTCTGCCTTGCGTCAGATGCAGAGTATTCTTGAATTTGAAATCAATCAAAGACTATTGGAATTTGGCATTAGAAACGTGGAGAAAACTGTGGGCAATGTTGGAGACGTTGAAGGGAAGAACGTGGCTGAGCGTGGGCAAAACATGCAAGAAAAGAACGTTCTTTACCCACAATTTCGTAAAGGAAGTAGCACTCAATGAACAGCACAACACTAAAATCTCTTACAGCACTATTCAAGGCTATTAAAGAGGAGCAGCCTAGTCAGTGGGCGGTCACGTCAGAAGTAGATGAGGCTGGGAAAGTGCAATATGTTTATAGTAGGCCGTTTAAGGTTGAGGAGAAAGCAGAGTGAATATCAAATTGGTAAACACTTGTGGTGCATGTCCAGAGCAATATAATGCTTACGTGGGCGATAAACTGGTAGGTTATCTTCGCCTTCGACATGGGCGTTTTCGTGTAGATTTTCCAGACTGTGGAGAAGAGACTATTTACGAAGCTTATCCAAAAGGCGATGGAATTTTCTACGATGATGAACGTGAGCAATATCTAAACGAGGCAAAACAAGCCTTAGAAACTAAGATTATTGAAACAGATTATTTGGGAAATAACCCTGACAACTATATCACTTGGCAGGATAAACAATAATGCCTAACAACATCTGCATCTTTTATGTAGGATTCTTTGCAATGATTGCAGCGTGTGTGTATAGTTTGGAGAGTGGGTGGCCGATGTTGGCATTGTTGCTGATTCCTAGTGTTGAGTGGAGGAAATAAATATGTTCGTGGATATTAAAGCTGGCTTTCGTAAGTATTCAGAAAAAGAAATCCTTGCATATGCTCAATCGGGTGTGTTAGTGTGTGTTGATTATGAACTCGATGACTTCATCAGCTACCTTATGACAGGTATTGATGAGATTATTGATGAGCGAATTCAGCAGGCTCGGGAAGAGTGGCAGAATAGTTGGGATGATGAGCAGTAGGGTGAATATATGAAATTGCCTAGTAGTGATGATCGAATTTGGATTGGTATTGCTGGGGCTTTACCTTTTGCAATAGTTGCAATTTTAATGTTCATCGCATGTGCTTATTATGCGTACTTCGGCGAATGGGCAATTGCCGTAACAGTACTACTGAATGCTTTAGTTGCCAGCGTGGCCCCATTAGGGGTGTACTTGGTGAGTAAGTTAGATATTTAGGAGGGGTTGTGAGTAAAAACAAAACACCAGATGGAGAGCTTCTTTATCACGCTGCCTGTATTGGGGATGATTGCTCATCTTCTGACGGCATGGCTGTGTATCAGAAAGAAGTTGATGGGGAGAAAATTAACGACGCCTACTGTTTTGTTTGCACTAATTATTTTAGTCACTCACAGCTAGAGGAAGTTGGAATCAAAATTAAAGAGGGGAAAAACAAAGTGACAGAAGTTGTAGACTTTACAGAGATTGAGGCAATTCCTTTTCGCGGCTGGAAAGAGCGTGGTATTGGTCAGCCAGTATCAGCTAAGTACGGTGTTCATACGGAAATCAAAAATGACTTTGATGTAACAGCGCGCTACTACCCATCGACATCTGACGGTAAACTTGTAGGATTTAAGAAAAGGTTGAATCCCAAGGACTTTGTTGGTATTGGCAGCACCAAAGCAACTAATGAGCTATTTGGTCAGTCAGTATTTGAGGCTGGTCAAAAGTTCCTTGTAATCGTAACAGGAGAAGAAGATGCGCTCGCGTTCGCCCAAGCACTTTACTCTAAGAAAGACGGTGTGGAGTATTGGACACCAGTTGTCAGTGTAACCTGCGGTGATGGAAGTATTATCAAACAGTTCAAAGCGAACTTTGAATACATTAATAGTTTTTCTAAGGTGATCCTAGCTTTCGATGGCGATGAATCAGCACAGAAGTACGTAGAAGAAGCGGCACGAATTCTTAGTCCGGGTAAGGCATTCATTGCTAAATTCCCACAAGGTGTTAAAGATGCATCAGACATGGTTAAGACTGGGCGTTCTGCTGAACTAAAGCAGTTGTTTTGGAAAGCGACGCCTTTTAGTCGGGTTGATGTCCTTCATCTTAGCCAAATGTGGGACGACTTTGAAAGCGAAGACAATAATGTCAAGATTCCTTTTCCTAGCTCATGGTCGCATCTTAATGAGATGATGAATGGTGGTATGGAGAAAGGGGAAATTACAATCGTAGGTGCTTTGACAAGTATTGGTAAGTCCTCAATCATCAATAACGTTGTGTTTCACTTGATTGAGAATACACGATTCAAAGTTGGTGCAATGTATCTTGAGGGAACAAAACGTGAAGTGGTGCGTGATTTGCTATCACTTGATGCCGGTATGAATCTTCGCACAGTCAATCGAGATAACGTAGATATCGAGTCATTGAAACACCGATTCTTTGAAAACCTTGCAAAGAAAGATCAGTTTGTTTACGTTGACCATCAAGGTAGTATCTCAACAACAGAGATTTTTGATAAGCTTAATTATCTTGCAAAAGCTGAAAACTGTGATGTAATTATTATTGATCCTGTTCAGGCAGGCGTTAACAGTAGTGATAATGGTGCAATCATTGAGTTCATGGATACACTGCTTAAGTTTGCAAAGGAAACAGACACTTGTGTGGTTGCAGTAAGTCACATGCGCAAGCCTTCTGAGGATAACCCACACGCTGTTACCGAATACCAATTGATGGGTTCTTCAAGCTTGAATCAAATTGCCTTTAACACAATTCTGATTAGCCGTGATAAGATGAACCCTGACCCGATTAAAAAGTCAGCTACAAAGCTTCAGTTGGTAAAATGCCGTCGTACAGGTAACACAGGTGATGCAGGATGGTTGCGTTATGATGGCGCTACAACACATATGTTTGCTACGTCAGACCCATATGCAGAAGAAACATTACTGGATGAGCCACTGTCAGCAGAAAATCTAGAAATTCCTGCACACATGGTTGACTTTTAAAGGAAAGAGGGCTAGAATCCTCTACTTTGCTTAGGAGATTTAGCTTTGGAAAAGAAATGGTTTGAGGGGGATTGGGTCTTTGACATCGAAACCTACCCTAACACGTTCACTTTTGCAGCCGTGTATGCAAACGGTAAAGGTATGCGTGCGTTTGAAATCAGTGATCGTAAAAATGAAGTAGAGGAACTTCTAGAATTCTTTCGTAAAGTAAAGTCAGCGGGCCATAGGTTTGTGGGGTTCAATAATAATAACTTCGACTATCCTGTGGTACATCACATTTTACAGAAAGCTCGTAAAGTTCATGGCACAGACAAGAAGCTTAAAGTCACAGCAAAAGAACTTTATGATGTAGCAATGAAGCTTATCAACTCAAGTAAAGAGAATAAGTTTGGCTCTGCAATTAAAGAAAAGGATGTGGTCATTACACAAGTGGATCTTTTTAAAGTTCACCACTTTGATAACAAGGCTCGGTCAACATCCTTGAAGATGCTTGAGTACAATATGCGTTCAACCAACATTGAGGATTTGCCTTATCCAGTTGGTACAGTGTTAAATGATGAGGAAAAAGATACTCTAATTAAGTATAACAAGCATGATGTTAGTGAAACATTGAAGTTCTATTGGTATTCTTATGATAATCTGAAGCTTCGTGCTGATTTGACAAAAGAGTATGGTTTTGATTGCACCAATTTTAATGATACAAAGATCGGTAAAGAGTTATTTATCCGAACGCTTGAGAAAGAAGCACCCGGAAGCTGCTACCTAAAAACTGAATATGGTCGCGAGGTAAGGCAGACTAAACGTGATAAGATTGTTATTAAAGATTGCTTGTTTCCTTATATTATGTTTGATCGTTTAGAGTTCAAAGCTGTACATGAATGGTTTCAACGCCAAGTTATCACTGAGACAAAAGGTGTGTTCAGCGATTTGATGGAGCATGAACTTGGTGATGTCGCTAAGTACGCTGAGATGGTCGTAAAGAAAAAGAAACTTTCCGATCCTGTTGATAAGAAGAATAAGCGATATGAGCCTTCAGAAGATGTGATTGCAGAGTGTCGCAAAGCTCAACCACTTGGTTGGTTAGAAGAAAAGGAACTGAAAAGCCCTAAAGGTGCTAAGAGTTATTATTGGTGCTGGAATGTAGCTGAAACACTTAATGTTTT